GCAGACACTGATGCGGTAGCTGCGTTGTTCGTCAGCTACGACGTTGATGGGAACAAGTCTGGCATCCTGTACGACTGGCCTGAGCTTGATTGATGTTTTATTATCTGTCCGTAATTCTGCTACCCCTGATGATGGCCAGTGGTTCTCAAGTAAGTGAAAAGTCAATGACCGGGCCGTTTGAAACAAAAGAACAGTGTGAACTCTATAAGCTCTCTATTGAAAACACTATAACACAAATGCCAAGCGTTGAGTTAATAAAGTCATCCTGTGAACAAAACCTGGCAGTTTGACAAACCTTTGTAATCGTGCTATAATAGGAAAAGGAAGTGAAAGATGACGGTAGAATCCGCCAGCTATATTAGCCAGCTTAACACGGCATACCCGGCAGCTGGCGATAACATCTCCGAAGGAGACGATCATCTCAGGCTAATCAAGTCTGTCCTACAGACCCAGTTTCCTAATCTGTCTACCACAGCTGTAAACCCTACTGCTGCACAGATGAACAAGCTGGGCTTCCAGACCGGCAGTGTTTTGATGTACGCCTCTAATACCATTCCTACCACCCAGACCATCAGCGGTCTTAACGACTTTTTGCTATGCGACGGTAGCTCATATTCTACCACAACGTATTCAGATTTGTACGCCGTGATAGGCACCACCTTTGGCGGATCAGGTTCTAACTTTAACGTACCGGATTATCGCACATATTTTCCCGTAGGTGTGGGTGGCAGCTTTGTGCTAGGAACAGCGGTGAGCGCAAGCGCAGCCACTGGTACAGACACCCTGAAGGTTCAGCCAATTAACTTTATCATAAAGAGCTAACATGGCAATCAACTACAGAGGCGAGCGGTTCTCAGGATATAACAAGCCAAAGAGGACTCCGGGCAAATCCAAGAAGTTTGCCGTGCTTGCAAAGCAGGGAGACAAAGTCAGGCTGGTCAGGTTCGGTGATCCGAATATGTCTATCAAGAAGGATCAGCCAAAACGTCGCAAGAGTTTCAGGGCTAGGCACAAATGTGACACCAGCCCGCCTAGTAAACTAACCGCAAGATATTGGTCTTGCAAAAAATGGTAGGAGACACCATGCCTTACAAAGAACCTTATAAGCAGAAACCCAAACCAAAGAAAAATAAAAAAGGTGGAAACCGTTACTGATGGACTCTAGAGAAAGAGCCAACCAAGCTAGTGCAATTTTGAACAACCCTGTATTCAAAGACACACTAGAACGAATCAGCAATGACTTGATCTCTCAATGGGGCATAGCTGACACTACACAAGAGAGAGAACTATGTTGGATGAAACTTAATGCTTTGCGTTCCATACAGGAAGACCTTGAAGCAACCATCCATAGCGACAAAATTGAAAACACAGAAAGGTAAACAAAATGAGTGAGGCACAGACCAATCCCGAAGGGGAAGTCACCGAGCCGAAACTTAGCATGTTCGATGTCATGTTTGGAAGTGAGGAGACCACCAATCCAGAACAAGCAGTCGAAGAATCTGACGATACGGGAGAGGAGTACGAAGTCGCCGAAGCTGAAACCTTTGATGAGGAAGAAGCGGAGGAAGCTCTCGAATCTGACGAAGTAGAGTACGAGGTAGAAGAACCGGATGCCCAGACGGACACCGCATACACTGTCAAAATCGACGGTGAAGAATTTGAGGTTACTCTTGACGAGCTACGGAACGGATACCAGCGGCAAGCGGACTATACCCGTAAGTCGCAGTCTTTAGCGGAACAGCGTAAAGCCTACGAAGCCAATCTACAGGCCGTTCAAGCAGAGCGTAATCAGTATGCGCAGGTGCTTGAAAGCATGTCAGCTAATCAGAATGCTGAACTACAGCGTTATGAAAACATTAACTGGCAGGAACTCAAAGACAGTGACCCCATGGAATACATGGAGAAACGGTTAGAGTACCAAGAGGCCAAGGAAAAGATTTCTGAACTGAACAACGAGCGTTATCGGGTTCAGCAGCAGAACGAAGCAGAAATGGCCAGTGTGCTACAGGAAAAAATTCAGAACGAAGCTGAACTTCTTGTTAAACAATTGCCAGAGTACGCCGATCCTAATTCTACTCTGAAGAACGACCTGCGCAACTATGGGCTAGGTCTGGGCTTTTCAGAGCAGGAGATAGATGGCATCACCGATCACCGGGTCGTCATGGTTCTACACAAAGCCATGATGCAAGACCAGATGTCGAAAGGTGTTAAAAGGGCCAAACCAGTTCCCAAGGTTGTTAAGTCTGGTACACCGCAGACCAAAGCTCAGAAAGCTAAAAAGTCTGTGCAGGCTAAACGAGAAAGACTAGCGAAAACAGGTAGTGCACGTGATGCTGCGGATGTTTTTCTGGACTTAATCTCATAACCCTATAAGGAGGGACTACACATGGCACAGCCTACTGGTGTTTACGTCACCTTCTCCTCTGCCGGTCTTCGCGAAGACTTGGAGAATGTGATCTACGATATCTCGCCGACTGATACGCCGTTCATGTCAATGGGCGGTCGCATGGACGCGATTGCAGTCAACCACGAATGGCAGACGGATGCTCTTGCGTCGGCTGCTGACAACTTTAACGAAGAGGGCGCGACTCTTACGGCTGCTGAACCAGCTGCTACGACTCGCGTTGGCAACATCTGCCAGATCAGCCTGAAAACCACGCTGGTCTCCGGTACTCTTGACGCCGTTAGCAAAGCGGGTCGTCGGGAAGAACTGGCGTATCAGATGTCCAAGCGTTCCAAGGAACTGAAGCGTGACATGGAACGTGCGATGGTTGGTGTTAATCAGTCCAAAACTGCTATGGCCGCTGACAGCACCGTGCGTAAACTCGGCTCGCTGAGTTCGTGGGTCACGACCAATGCTAGCGTCGGAAGCGGCGGCACGGCAGCTGGGGCTGGCGGTAATGGTACTGCTCGTACTGACGGTACTGCACGTACCTTTACTGAAACTCTGTTGAAAGCGTCGATCCTGTCCGCTTACGACGAAGGCGCTGACATCAAGTATCTGATGATGGCTCCTTCGCAGAAGCAGACTTTCTCCAGCTTCGTTGGTGTTGGTGGAGCGTCGGGCGTTAGCAACTTCAACGACGTTGCTGACCAGCGCATCATTGGCGGCATGGACGTGTACGTCAGCGATTTCGGTGAGATGGCGGTTGTTCCTAACCGCTTCCAGCGTTCTCGCGATGTATGGCTTCTCGATCCGGAATACTACGGCGTGGCTTATCTGCGTCCGTTCTTCCAGCGCGAAGTTGCCAGCACGTCTGACGGCGAACAGCGTGCGATCATCGCCGAGTACACTCTCGTTTGTAAGAACGAGAAGGCGCTCGGTGCGGTCTACGATCTGTCGTAAGCCACAAGGGGGAGGGCCACGTGCTCTCCCCCATTCTAACAAGAGGTTATCATGAACGACCCTATTAAAACCAAGTTTCGCTACGACCACAATGAAGACAAGGTTATCCTCCAGAATGTGCAGGACGTTGAGCCTCTGCTGGAACTTAACAAGAAAGAGATGAACGGCGACTCCATGTACGGCATCGGAGAAAACGCTGCCGGTATGCGAAAGGTTGCCAGCATTCCGTTGGTTGTCATTGAGAAATGGAAGCGTGAACTTGGCGTCGATATCATGAACAAGAATGACTGGCCCAAGATTAAACAACTGCTGAACGATCCTGAGAACAGGTTCCTTCGCACACATGAGAGCCATCTGTAATGAGCCTTTCAACGTACTCAGAGCTGAAGACCAGCGTAGCCAACTACCTGAACAGGGAAGACCTTACCGATGTCATTCCTGATTTCATCACGCTTACTGAGAACCGTTTGAACAGGGAACTGCGCATCCGTGCAAACGTGACTAGGGCGCAGACAACTACCACGTCTGGTACAGCCTTCTATGATCTACCAGACGATCTGATTGAGCTACGGAACATAACCTATGACACCACGTCTTCCAGCTATGCTCTGTCTTATCTATCTCCTGAATCGCTCAGCAGAGAGTATGGCACAACGTCCAGTGGTTTTCCACGGGCCTATACTAACATTGGAAAGACGTTTAAGCTCTCGCCAACTCCAGATGCTGCATATACTGTAAGCATCAACTACTTTGGCAAACTGAACCCACTGTCTGACAGTGTGACCACCAATAACATCTTGGCAGAGTTTCCTGATCTGTATCTGTTTGGCTCTTGCATGGAAGGTGCCATCTATCTGAACGACACAGAGCAGCTACAGCGATTTGGTGGCATCTTTCAGAAAGCCATGGACGACATTAAGAAGTCTGAAGACTCTGCCCGGTACGGTGGCACGGTGATGACCATGAGCGTACAGGGCGATCCCGGCTCGCTTGTGCGCAGGGGTGCCTAGATGCCTACCAACTGGGTAATAGAAAACTTTTGTCTGGTTCAAGAAGAGGGTGGTAACATCCTGATGGAGGACAGTGACCTTGTGTCTCTGCAAGAGTTTGACTCCACCGCATGGACTGAACAGACAGCAACTGGCGCTGGTTAATGGCAAAAGAACTTTTCAACGTAGCAGCAACACCACAGAGCGGCTTTTCGCTGAACAAGGACTTGTCACCGTACGACATGCCCCCGACGTTTTTCAGCGATGTTCAGAACGCTCGCTTTCTAGATGGCAAAGCTGGTAAGATACTTGGACACACTTCTGTCCTAGGTACTCCCACCGCTGCTCCCTATTGGGCTATCAGCTGGCTACAGGGTACTACCAACCTGTGGATATATGGTGGCCTGACTGAGCTATATAAGATCAGCGGTGTTACGCACAGCACTGTCACACGGTCAAGCGGGTCTTATACAACCCTTGCCGGAACAGAAAACAACTGGCAGGGTGGTGTACTAGGTGGCGTACTGGTCTGCACCAATGGTCTAGACGTTCCCCAGAGCTTTACCCAAGCTGGCTCACTGTTTACTGATTTGCCTGACTGGCCGTCTACACTGCGTTGTAAGACAATTGTGCCATTTAGAAACCACTTGGTTGCACTGAACCTGACAGACAGCAGCGTTGAAAAACCGTTTACCATCCGGTGGAGCGATGCAATACCTGCCGGTGCAGCTACTAATGGTGCAAACACTTGGAACACTGCCAGCACAGCCAGTGAGTCAGCAGAGACTTCACTGACTGGTACCAAGGGCCACGTGCTCAATGGTCTTCAACTTGGCAACGAGTTGATCATCTACAAAGAAGACAGCATCTACGGCATGAACTACGTGGGTGGTTCGTTCACGTTTAACATTCGCGAGAAGTTCAAAGACACTGGTCTGTTTGCCAAGAACGCTGTGATAGACCTTGGCGATGGCAGTCACGTGATGATGTCTACCAACGACGTGATGGTACATAACGGTAACTCTATCAGGAGTGTTATTGACGACAAGGTCAAGACATTCTTGTTCTCCGAGATCGACTCCACGTACTACTACAAGACGTTCTTGGCACACAACAAGATCAGAAACGAAGTCTGGATTTGCTTCCCACAGACGGGAGCTACTAATGGTTTCCCCAATGCTGCCCTGATCTGGAACTACAGAGAAAACACTTGGACCTTCCGTGACCTTCCTAATGTAAACTTCATTGCCAAGGGTCTGGTCAATCCTGCACTGACCAACACATGGACAGCATCGGCCAGCACATGGGAAAACAGTACCTTGGCATGGGCGCAGCAGGAATACAACCCGGCCATTGACTCGCTGCTCATGTGCGGCACAAATGATACAAAGCTGTACTTGGCAGACAGTGGCACCACGTTTGATGGCACTAACTTTATAACGCGACTAGAGCGAGTTGGTTTGTCGGCTGGCCGCACTGATGCAGTTAAGTCGATCACCCGTGTCTATCCTAGGATCGAAGGTACTGGCACGGTGAACATCAGCATTGGCTCTGAGCTACAACCGTTCCAAGGCGTGTCTTATAATGACCCGGTGGCGTTTGAGATAGGCACAGACTCAAAGGTAGACTGTAGGGTGCGTGGCAGGTACATGGCGATCAAGATTGAAAGTCAAGCTGCCAGCCAGTTCAGGTTGTCTGGCTACGCCGTAGAAGCAGAGGTTGTGTCTGACCGATGAGCAGAGAGTTTCTACGGTTTGATCCAACGCTTGCGCCAAGTGATCCACAAGACCTTCCTCGTTTTCTGGACGAGATGTTTCAAGAAATCAGAACGGTCCTAGAGCTAGTAAGAGACGGACACCTAGACGTTCAGAACGTAGCGCCAACAAAACCACAACAGGGTGATATACGATATGCTGATGGCACTAACTGGGACCCCGGAAGCGGAGAAGGAATATACTTTTACAACGCCGCTGGAGCATGGACTAAGCTATAAGCTAGTAAATCACAACAGCCATCTGTTGATGAAGAAACTTGGAGAAGGTTTCGAACACATAGAAAAGTCAATAGTAAAAAGCAACTGCTCTGATCTGTATGACGCAGAGGACATTGTAAAAAGAGTTCTGAACAAACAAAGCGACTTATGGGTATCCACGGACTCTGACAATAATACAAAGGGTGTTCTTGTCATAGGCTTTGGAGAGATGCCAAAGGGGCGCATAATCGGGGCAGAAGCTATGGGTGGTAAGTTTGATTTCAACGTGATCACACCTGTGATAGCAGACTACTACAAAAAACTAGGCTTTAAGTTCTTTGAGATGACAGGACGAAAAGGTTGGGAAAAGATAATGGAACCTCTTGGATACGAATTTAAGACGATAACACTGAGAAAGAAGCTGTAAGATGAGTAAAATATTCGGATCACCACCGCCCGTAGTTGTATCTACGCCGTTTCAACAGACCAGCAGTGGCTCGTCTGAGATCAAGCCGTATGCTCCGGTAGAACCGTTTATTGAGCAGCTGCTTCCAGAGGTTCGGGAGACGTTTACACAGGCACCTGAACTGTTCACTGGTTCGTTGGTGCCGGAAGACGCTGCCCAAACGCTGGCAGCTAGGGACATTTATGGACAGGTAGGACAGACAGCTGCTGGCTTGGCCCCCCAGTTTATGCAGCTTGGCCAAGCCGACATCGCCCGTGGATTGGC